TACCTTTCCGGACAACTGATAGATCAATATTGCAGAATTCTTTTAAATCTTGATTGATAATAGATAAAGCACTTTTAGCATCTTTTAGTTCTATTTCTTCCGTGAACAGTATTCCTTTCATTCGAAAATTATCTTCCCCATTATGACTACGGGATTCACCAATGATAACCTTGAAATCTTTGAAGTACAGAAGAATTTGTTGTTTGTCGAATTCTGATTTAACATCATCAACATCTAAAATAAAATAGGAGATTGTATTATTATAATACTGATTTAATTCAGCTTTTCTGCGGAGTGCGCGAGTACTGCCGGATAATTTTGCTAAAGGAACATTGAGAATAAAATACGACACTAATGCAGTAAACATCTCACGATTGTTTGTCGCAACTCTATTTTCAAAAACGAAGGTGTTATCGTCGTAGGGTGAATACGCTATTTTGGTTGTGGTTTTCTTTGAGGTAAAAAAAGTAATAAATTCTTGCATCTGAGGTCCAGCAAAGGTTATAATACTATTATACCATACTTGTGATAAAATTACGGCAAAATAACCCTTTTCTTTACTCTTTGTACTGTTTGAAGACATCCCGTGAATGACATAATTTCTCTCTTAAGTGTTTGATTTTATTGTTTAATCAATTCTAATGCAGTTTCGAAATTTTTGATTTGAAAATCTGTAAGATTATACAACCCATTCCCACAACGTCTTTTGGAAATTGCTTTAAACAATTCTTGTGCAACAACGTTTGATTTTTGCTGTCTGATATTTCTGGTTTCTCTATCAGAGAGAATTTTCAAAACATCTTCAGTGTCAAATCTTAGCCGCCGCCAATATTTGGAAGTATTTCCTTTTTCCTCAAAGCGCCCATCTGAACGTTTTGTAAACATTGTTTCAATCCCACTCGGTGTACAGGCTAAAATACTGGTCTTCGTTTGTTTGACAATATCTGCTCTGACAAACCGATTTTCATATGATGAAAATGTTTCAATATAAACTTTCATTTTCTCTCCTTCTCTGGGTTTTGATTGTTTTGGGGTAATTTAATTAAACCCGGTACTTCCGACAAAATTCTCTGATTGTTTCCGGGCATAATTTAATTATATTCCATCTAGAGAATTCTGTCAACCAAAAAGTTAATCTTTAAAATTAAATTTTGTTTTATCTTTCAGATATTCAGCACAAAGCATAGCCATAATAGCGGTATCTTCCATACCTTTATACTTTCCCTTGGCTTTGTGACCCATCATTACACCGGCAAGATATTCTTTTTCTTTTGGTGTTACTTTTTCTTCTTGTTCTTTTAAATAATCTCTGAAATTCGTGTTTCTCCTTTTAGTTTAATAATCACCATACGTTAATTTAAAATCTGCACCATTATATGAGCACATAACCATATCTTGATGATCTTTTTCTACATATTTCACTTTTTCAAATCCAGCCTTTTTAAGCACACTCACCATGCCCTTAAAATCTTGTTGTCCTGGAGTCGCTTCATCTAAATTATCTTTTTCGAGGTATTCTTTGAAACTCATGTTTTCTCCTTTTAGTTTATTATACCGGTTCGGGCGCTTCTCCCATTTGCCAATCACCTTCAATTTGTTCCCATTCGCCCTGAATACTTTTGATCATTTTAGTAATCTTGTCAAAATCTTTTTTATATCCAGAACCCATATCACCAATGATTTCTCTTGCGACTAAACTTTTTGAATTAGTCATTTTTTCTAATCTTATAAGAAGCCCAGTAACATTATCAAAACTTTTCTGTGAAATTGATTCGTTTATTTCTTCTGTATCTTTTTCTAAATATTCTTTAAAACTCATGTTTTCTCCTTTTAGTTTAATTAACGATGAACACGGATTTCCCGCGTATTTTTATGTTGAAATCTTTTAACGTTTGTGTGATCTCTTCTTCTGGATATGTTTTAGCCAGATCAAACTGAGTTCCAAACGCAGTTTTTGTTACTAACTTGATTTTATACCCACCTTTCCGAAGAATATCCTCCGGAGTCTGGGGAGCTTCATTTATAATTTCTATCTCTTTTTTCTGTTCTAAAAAATCAGTGTATTTCATTTGTATTTCTCGAGTTGTTTAATGATTTCTTTGATAATTTTCTTGTGTTCTGTTGTCAAACTCCGTGACAAATTGTCCAAAATGTAAAATGTCTCTTCAGTATATTTATTTCGGAATTTTTCCGGTGCTATTTTAAAATCGGAGATGTTGTCTAATCTGTCTGCTAGCTTTATCAGCAGAGCTCCAGGAGACATCTTTTGCATTTTCTGTAATAAATATTCACCCTTTCCTATTTTCTCTAGATCTTTCTTGTTTGATGTTAGTTCTTTTACGTAAGAAAGAATTTTCTTTCCAAAAACAGCTTCAAGTTCTCTTGTAGACGTTTGAGTATCTTCGAGAGAATCATGAATGTAAGCCGCTGATATTATATTGTCATCAGAAGTAAATCTAGCAACAGTATCAGCAACTCGCGATGGGTGTTTGAAATACGGTTCTGCAGAGAATTTCCGATACTGATACGAATGTTTCTCCTGTGCTATAGATTTCGCTATATCACTGGACTTCTCTTGAAGAAATTCTCTGAAATTCATTATAGTGTTATAGCGAAAGAGTAAATCATTTCATTATTGGTAATGTGCAACGGCGAAGCAGTAATAGCATATCTGTTAAAAATGTGATACGTCAACGAACCTGAATCAGGATCTCGAGCTTCTATAATTTGACCCATGTAAGGTGAAAAGACCGCTGAAGATTTACTAGGATTTTCAGAATCTCTTAAAACAACATAAGCCACTAGAGAAGTACTATCAGGATTAGTATAATATCGAGTTTTACCAATTTTAGCAATAAATAATCCCCTCTCTCCATCATCGTCTCCACCAGCGTATTGACTCAGAGCCATCATTGCAGAAACCGCTTTATAAGGAACAATTGCACAAGCTTCGTATGTTCGGAGATTAAGTTTGTTTATTTCTAAAATAAGATCAGTAACCTTTTTAGTCAACTCAAACAAAGTTACTTCAGAATTACTAGAACTAGTTAAAGTTAGCCCTGCAGCAGCTTTTGCTTGAGCCACAAGAAATGCTAAAGTTTTAGTATTTTCGTCATCATTAGCTAAACCCCGGAGCAATTTGCCAACAACAAGATTTGCTTCTTTACCGTGCATTGCTTTTAAATCCTGAACAGCTTCTTGAGTCAGAGCAGTTTTTATAGCAGCAGAATTGTAAACTTCGACATTTCGTTTAACTAATTCAAATTCATTACCTACGGCTTTCTTTTTAATATTAAATAATCCTCCAGTAGGACCGTTTATAGGTAAAACTGAAAAGATTTGTCTACCCAAAGAAGGTAAAGAACTTTGTTGAAACATTGCGTCTACAGTAAGGTTTTCATCTGTAGTTTCAATATTAGGGGCATTCGGAGTGCTTGTATCTTCATTTATGTCATTTATTTTCTGTTCCATATATCATCCATTTAAATGTTCGCGTAAAATCATATTTATTATTATTTATACAACACAAACTTTTACTGATCTTTACCACAAAATGTTTCGAATTCACACCAAGGGCATAATTTGGATGGTGTTTTGGGAAATTCTATTTCTTCTTCTGTTGCTTTGATAATGTCTACCAAAGATTTAGCGTAAACTTTTAAATATTCTCTTTCCAGAATAATAGAATTTTCCTCGTTGTGTTCTATAAAAACATACGATATTTTAATTTTCTGAATTTCTGGTCGAAATAAGAAAAAGTACAAACCGTAGAATAATAACTGGTCGTAATTTTGCCATTTTTCATCACGGTATTTACCGGATTTAAAATCGTCAAGATGAAGAACATTATCAATAATACAAATATAGTCAATTTTGCCACGGAATAGCGCATCTTTATCAAAAAAACCACACGGTTCTAACGTCTGGGTCAACCCGAAGCTAAATTCTGATATATGTTCTCTGTGAAGGTATTTTTCACCCAGTTCTGTTGAAACAAACTTATCTACTAAATATTGGTATTTCTGGGCGTGCTTATGGTCAGAGGTGGCAGGGAAGTGTTCGAGGATTGAATGTACTGCCCCTCCTTTAATCAAAGGAGTCATATCCTTTTTATTTTGAGGGGCTTTGTCTATTACTGAGTATTTGAATTTTCTTTTACATTGAGAAAATTTACTTAACCGAGAAAAAGAATACGGTGCGAATTTAAGTTTCATTTAGGAATAAATTTTATATTTACAGATAATGGATCTATCCATAATTTACCGGGAGTATTCCATACATTCACTTTACAGATAGCATCACATTCACATTGATAAAGATTATAAGCGTAATTTGGTTCCCCTTCTGGATTATCGGCGGCGGATAAAAAGTAAATTGTTGTTTTTCTTTTGCTCCACAATAAGGGCAAATTAAAGTTTCCATTTTTAGTTAGCAATAAGGTTTCCAATTTTGTTATCAATTTCATGATTACCAAGCAACCATTCTTTGATAGTTTCAGACTCAAATCGTTCAGCATCTGTTCTCTTTTTATCTGCTTTAATTTTATTTATCGCTGAGACAACCATATTAATCGGAACCCCTTCTTCTTTAAATTCTTGTTTCAATTCTTTGATAGATATGTCTAATTCTTTCTTTTCAATAAATAAATTGAGCAACCGTGTAGCAAATGACTCGATATTTGATTTGATTTCATCAGATGTTCTGACTTCCATTATATTCTCCCAAGCGTTGTTGAACGTATTCAACATATTGTTTATATTTATCCAGTGTGTTACAATTTACGTACACAAATTCTGATGTTAGCTTCTCATTACCAGAGAAATCTCTAAAAGAAACTGGATGTGACAAATTAAAAATAACCCGGTTTTTCTTAGGGGCTAACTTGACTGATGAAATTTCATTGATGTTGATAAACCCCTTTCCATCAATTTGATAAATAAAATTATCACAAAAATATGTATTTAACTTCAAATACTGTATATTCCGTTCTAATTCCTTCAGGTCTGTAGCATCCCAATACACATAATCACTGATCTGCTTTTTGCCCATTTCAATATTATAATTCATATTGAATATCACTCTGTTGCATTCACCGTGTAAAATATTAATATTACTAACATTTTTCAGATTAACCAATCGATCAGACGTTCTTATAAAATTACCCATTTTCCTCCTTCTTTTGATATATTATATTACATTTTTTGTTAAATTTGGTACATTGTTGAAATAATTAAATAACCCAATCAGGCAAATTAACCATATGTTATTGAAATAGTTAAACAACTGAAATAAGTTACAGTTTTTCTCTAATTCTAACAATTCCCCGAATACCGGAAAAAATATTGTCTCGGATCAATTCTGGAATATTCAATTCCGGATAATTCAGAAGAACTTCGTTTATATCTTTGCCCTTAATATTCTGGGGTTGGACATAAACAGCACAACCCTTCTGGGCGTATTGGATAGCATTGTACATACCAGTTTTATCATTATCAAGAACGAAAACTGGTTTCTTTAATTCTTTCAAACGTTCTTCAGGCATTTTAGCACCTAAAAGAGCAATGACATTATTTAATCCAGAAGCAATAGCATCAAATACACCTTCGAATATATACACGGAATTTTCTTTATTAATATTGAACCAATCCCATACTTTGTAGCCAGTATTTACAGGATTCATGTATGTATAAAAGGTTTTGTTGTAAATGTTCCGTGAATAAAATCCGTACATAACTCCACGATAGTAAAGTGGTATAACTATCGCATCAGTAATTCTGTAAATGATACCATCAATATTTAAATCTTGATTTCCAAAATACCAACCATTTGCTCTACCATCATAAGGACATCCTCTCTTATCTAGGTACTCGATAGCATTTGGAACATCGGTGATATTCTGTAAATATTGTGATAAATCATGAACTTGAACTTCTGGTATAATGTCGCGAGAAATGGGGGTTTGTTCGGGGATTTTGAATTGTGAAAATACATCTGTGTTTTGAGATAACTCGGCGAGATTACCAGAGAATGTTTCTCTTTTATATTGAGTCAATAAAGCGGGGTAAAAATCTCTTAGAAAGGAATAAACAGTTTTATTAACGACTGGACAGTCTCCATTAAAACAAGAAACTTGAGTAACAGTGTTTTTATTATACAGATGCAGTCGTTTCATTCTCTTGTTAGTTCGAGAATCACCACAAACTGGACAACGCACAGCAATATCATCCGGGGTTTCTTTACCGATATTTTCACCACCAACTGCGAGCTTAAAATACTTAATATCTATTGCTCCAATGGACATTCTTCTCCTTCTCTGTTTGTGTCTCTGTTTGGTCTTATTTAATGCTTCGGATTGCTTCTAATAACATATCATCAATTGGTGTGTCTGTAAGAGGAATTTCCCTTTTGATAATTGTTAGAAGTTGTGCTTTGTTTCGTTTCAGAAAATCAAATAAAGCATCATCAATAGTCGTTTCTGAGTTTTCTGCAGCAACGGCAGCAAGCTCTGAAGCTTTGGTGATCAATTTAACAACAGCCATTTGAAACCACTCTTGTTTAATTAAATATATACCAATTTGAATTAAAATACCTTTCATTTGTATCCTTATAGAGTTAAAATTGTATTTATATAAACAGTTCTGGATGGGATTCTTTCAGTTCTTTTGTGTTACCGAATAAACACTCTGATTTTTCTACGAGTATATTTGAATATAAATTTAAATATCCATTTTGCGGTGAATCACGAGTTAAAATGAATGTAGATAACAATTCATTATTCTCATAATACAAGAATACATTTTCATTTGCACGTCTTTTGAATAATTCATCTTTATGTATTAAACAATCAATCATATGAAAAGCTCAGGATAAATCTTTTTCTGTTCTTTAGAGTTACCGAATAAACACTCTGATTTTCTTATACAAACAACATTTTTTTGTTTTGTAAACCAAAAGACATCGCCTAAAGTATTAGCAATAAATCTTTCTATAACGATTTTTTTATCAAAATATACTTCATCTTTATATATAAAACAATCAATCATTTCCAACCCACAGTTACCAATCGAAATCCCCAGCAGTTAATTCAGAAGTCCTCGGAAAAACTCCAGGCAATGTTAAAAGAACTGTTTTAAGATCATTATCAGATAAATGCGTCTCAAATTCTTTTTGATTATAATCCACAGGAGCACTTTTATAATTAGAAATACACAATCCCCTGATATTCTCCGGTATTCCTTCTGACATTACTAGTGTGAAATTTCTCTCGTAATGTTTTCGATACAACGGGTGAGAATCTAACCACGCATCAACAGTTCCGTGTTTTTTGATTTCTTTCTTTAAATTAGTTGGTCCGAAACGAGTATCTTTGTAAATATCTAAAACACCAGTACTCTCTCCTTTTCTGTTAGTTTTAAAGATTGTGAAGTTTTCAAGAATATTTTTTTTGTGATCATTAACAAGTTCAGATTTTTTAAAATCCATTGGGGTTTCTATATCATCTAAATTCAACCCTTTTAGATATTCAAGAAATGAACTCGAGAATTCACAAAAATCAACAACCTTTGGAACATTATCAGATGTGTCACCCAAACAGACGTGCTCGGTAATCCATTCGTCCATAGAACTGTTTTTAGTCTCGGGTTTCATCCATTTTTTAGTCAAAGACGAATATTGAAATACATTCGGATCTCTCTGAGCTTGCAGCATATCTTTATCCGGAGAATGTATAAGAATCTTTTCCGTTTTGGAGAATTCTTTAGAGAGAACTAACATAATATCATCGGCTTCAGCAGTGTCTACGCAAACAACTTTCCACGGCAGATTGGTAGCTATCTGATCAACTAAGAGATTAATCTCTGCGAATACTTCACCGAAATTAATTTCAGATTCCTCCCGGATGCGTTTTCGTTGTTCTTTATAACCTGAATAAAAGTCCTTTCTCCAATAACCATTTGATGATTCATCAAGGCAAATTACCATTTCACCGAACGTTCCAGTGTGTTCTTGATTGATATTAAACAATTCTTGAAGAATAAATCTTTTAGTCAATCCAATAAATTCAGCAGTGATATACTTTCCATCGAGTTTCTGCGGTTTTGCATTAGCACAGGAAGTATATATCATCCTGTGGATAATACTCGAAAAATCTATCAAAATCATTTTTTCCTTTTGAGAGAATGATTAGCACAAGACTGTGCAAGACTTTGCAGAAATGTACAGAAATGCACTAATCATTCAGTTCAGTCCTTCGTTTAGATCAATCCCTCTAGGAGAGAATCAAGACTATCTGCTTGGGAAGATTGAGCAGCAGCAACAGCTTGGGCAGCTGGTGTATCAACCGGGGTTTCGGCTGGGGGTTCAACTGGTGTATCAACTGGGGTTGATTGAGGCGTCTGTACTTTACCAGAACCTTCATTTACTTCTGGTTGAACTTTCGGTACTTCAGCAACCGTAGTTGTAATTGGAACAGTGACAACTGCACCGGGGGCGTCTTCAAATAAAACCCACTTCATTTTTGCTTGAAGATCAGTGTAACTCATAAATGACTCAGGTTTTATCAAATCACTCAACACGTAAGTATTTGCTTTGATATCTTCTATGGCTGTATCGACATTTTCGTATATTGCTGTAACGTCAGAAATAACATCAGAAGAATCATAGTTGATTTGCCCATTAGCACCCCGTTTAGCGACTAACCGGAATGAATTACCTTTTAATGGATTAAATAATTCTTTCGGCGATGCACCGAGGTCACGATCTTGTGCTGATGGATCAACAGCATTTTGAATTTTATCCTTCATTGCTCCGGACATTTCGTACATGAAGATTTTACCTTCATTTTCTGGGGTCGCCGGATCTTTCAAAATCTTGATATTCGCAACGTACCGAATACCACGACCGTATGTTTTAGCTCCTTCCTTTTCACCTTCATTCCATAACCGTTGCCATTCTTCTTGGAAAGGATCCGGTTGTCCAATTGTACTAGGTGAAAATTCGGAAATAAAACGTTTCTTACCGTTTTTAGTAACGGTAGTATTGATTTTGAAGAGTTTTTGAATAATTCCTTTTTCGGAATCTGGAAGGAATCGAATAAGAGCAGCACCATTGCCGTCTTTATCTTTGGAAAGAGTATAAAATCTTTCATCTCTCGCGTATTTGTTTGCTGTTTCGGCGAAGGGATCTACTCCAACAGCTTCTTTCATAGCATCGAAGTTCCAAGCATTTTCATCAATCATTTTATATCTCCTAATTCGAATTACATTCGAGGTTAAGTCTATAACATTGTCATAGACGGCGAGTTTATAGTCTCAGGGACTTCAGGAACGAGCCAATCAACAGACATGCTGTACATGTATTAATAGTTTTTCAACTCGTTATTTTAATATTATAACACGTCTTTTGTTAAAACATGTTATAATATTTATACTTTTACACTTAAGAGAAGTTTGAATCCTTCGAGAGATTTGTTCAACATTAGAATCCGATATGAATCCCTCTCAGAGTTGTACTTAACTTGTACTTCGTAATCAGATAACGGGAGCATTTTAAAGTTCTCTACGGGAATTTTAATTTCGAATTCTTTTGTAGTTACAGCTCCCTTCTGTATTGAAAATGTATTGCTTTTTGCATTAAACTTGTTCGTTGCACCCAAAGAAATCTTTATATCACCATCTTGCGATATAAAAATGATTTCGCTAAGGTCTTTGAAAACACCCGTAGCACTTTTAATACTTTTGATATCTTGTACTGTTAGATCGAAAGTACCAACACTAGGAACTGTTTCTGTTTTAGCGAATTGTTCAGGATCTTTATTATAAGCATCCATCAAAGCTATGTTATCACTGATATAACAAGACGTAGTATTAGCATTACTAACTGAAATAGTATTAGCATCAACCTGTATATCTCTCTCATCTGGAAATAATTTGAATAAACTGAGCAAATCTCCCAACGAATCTTTTAAACCAATATCAGGAAACACATCACTGTCCAATTTTGAAATATCAACCAAAGCCATCATATCCTGTGATTCAGAAACAGCAACCGTTTGTGGATATTTCAGAATAACAGAATTAGTCATCCCCTGAATTTGTCCTAAGACATCTATCAAATTGTTATTAAACATTCCTTCCTTTTTTAAAGTTTTATTTTTATTATAAACCACAAATGGTTAAATTAAGTACTCCGGGTATTCAATTTTCAATCTTTTTTTATAATACTCAAAAAATGGTGAAGTTTGATAATTATCTTCGAATGCGTTAATATCTTTATCTAATTTTAGAAGCAAATTAGAATAAAATGCTTCTTCAACTGTATCAAATACCTGAGTAACTTTCTTCATTTGTTGCATATCTGGAACATAATATCCACCGTCCTTAACTTGTACTCCAAATACCCCACTCCCAAGTTCATCTTGAATTATCGCGTATTTCATATTAAATACTCCGGGTTTTCTATCTTTAACCGTTCTAAGTAATCGTTGTAATACTTAGATGATTTGTAATTTGACAAACCTGTACCTTTCTCCAACGCCAGGATAAGTTTTGTGTACAACGCATCTAGTTTATTATCAAAGATTTTTTCACCTTTTCGAAGAATAAAGTGTGGATCGAGAATTAAATAAGTG